TTTTAGTAAGTGCGGTAGTACTGGGACAATCCTCGTCTATACCTACCACTTTACGGTCAGGACATGTGTTAGTAAGCGCAGTAGTACTGGGACAATCCTCGTCTATACCTACCACTTTACCGTCAGGACATGTTTTTTGTTGGATCGGCCCTACTCCTCCCGCAGGTGTTCCATCCCCTGTATTTGGGCCAACTACTAAACATTCCAATGGGTTAGCGGCTCTGTAGTCTGGGTCAGTACAATCTGGTTGTGTACCCCCACCTATGGTTACTGTAGTACTTGGATCGTTACCCTCTGCTCCACTTCCCCCTGTAGGAGTAGTACCCCCCGCAGGTGGTTGACTAGAAGATTTTTGTTTACACATTCCTGTGTTTTCATCGTATTCTTTACCTTGAGCAGCACATGCAGCACGCATTATCATATCTGTTTGTGTAAAAACTCCTTCCCCACCTTCTCCATCAAGAACGTCAATAATATCCCCTAGTGTTCCTCCTCGTGTTATTACATTACCTGCTGGACTGCCCGTATCTATTGTTACCGTTGTATCTCCTGCTTTACCTACTTGGGTTCCTCCCCCCGGTTGTCCTTGAGGGCGTTGGCCGGGAGGATTTAGTTCTACATTAGCTCCTCCCTTCCCAACTACTACGTCTTTACTCCATTCACCTAATCCAACAGTTCTAGCTATTTTGTCAATAAGTTCTGCTAAACCTTCTGCACCACCCGCTATAACGTCCCCTAACACTGGTATATCTAAAATACCCGGTAGTTTAGTGTTAGCTATCTTTTCTACTGTTTCACCCGCTTTTTCTACAGGCGCAAAACCTGCATTTTGTGCTGTGTTTATTGCATTATTACTTGCTATGACACTGGCAATACCTGCGCTTTGTACTAAATCACCAAATGCTTTGTCGTTAGCTATTTGATTTAAATAATCTTGAATAGCGTCAGTACCGCTAATAGAAACATTTGCTCCTAAAGTGGAAACAACACATTCCCCAGTTTCATAATCATACTCACCTCCCTTTGCTGCACAATCTACAGCGCGTTCTGCTTCTGCACCTTCAGCCATTATAGCTCTTAGCTGAGAATCTATTTGATCTGATCGAGCTGCATTCTGTGCTACAGAAGGAGTGTCAAGAGAATAGTTACTACCACCCCCTCCTCGTGTACCCGTAGTTATTAGTTCTACTATGTCAGAATCGTCAGCCATATCTACCCGTCTATCAACACACCTTGAAAAGAGGCGCTTATCTGGTTGTTATTGCTGGATGCTAAAGCACGGCATTCAATATCCGTTTTAGCGGGTATAGCTAAAGGATAAGTAAATGGAACGCTGTTACTGTTGCTTTGTACTGTTTCTATTACTCGTGTCCTAAAAGAATTAGTTCCAAACTCTCGTGTTACCAGTTTTACAGTTGCTGAGTTGTTAGCTAGAGATATAGCCGCTGTAAAAACAACATCATCTACATACAAAGTTTTGTTTGCAGGTACAGTAAAAGTTGCCATCTGTGTCTGATTAGAGTCACCAAAACTAGCGTACACCGTAGGTGGCACACCCGCTGTTGCTCCCGTTGTACCGACATAAATTGTACCTGCACTTGCCCCATTTGAGCCACTAGTAAGTGTATAAGCTCTATGTATACGTAAGTATTCTTTAGTAGTAACTACTTGCGTTTGGCCGTTCATTGAAATGTCTTCTTCAATTTCTACGTAGTTAGCATCCAGACCTTGTACCTTTATAGTCCGCACCCCAGTACCCGTACTGGCTACATCGTTAGCATCACTACTGGAAATATACACTTCCCCTGCTGAAGGAGGGTAAGCCAAGTATCCCCCCTCCGACCACACGGTTTCTTCAGTAGTATGCATTGAAGCCAAACTTGTTGAGGGCAGTAGCGCCCGTCACTGTGCCTTGGGCTACTCTTAAACCGTATGGGACTGTATTTGCCACAGCGTTCCTCAATGCGTTGTCTATCTGGTTGAAATATAGACGTAAAATGTTATTAAAACGATCTACGTAACTTCTACTGTATGTCTCTGGGCCAGTAGGTAAAGCTGGCGCAGTTACTCTTTCAGCATTGTTTGTTGTAGTAGGCATTAGCGTCTACCATCAGGACGCATATCCAAACGTGGAGAACCAAGCTGCCACGCTACTCCTTCCGCTGTAGACTCCATCTTAAAGGCAATCTGCCTACCCCGAACTCGTAAATATACTTGTCCTGTAAACTGCTCTATGGGCACTGTAGCTGACCGTGTTACCGTAGCTGAAGAGTTACCCCCCTCAGATAACGGGCTGTTGTACCCTGATCCTGAGTTAGCCATAGGCGAAATAGTCATAGTAGCTGCTGGACTAGCTGCACTGGAACCATCAAAAGTCACATCAGGCAGCATACGGTTGATTAACACAAAACTATGCCCATCATCTAAATCAAACTCAGACGAGGTAATAGAAGCAGTAATAGCAGCCGTTACACCTGTTTGTTTGTCATCATTGCCTTTCTCATGGTCTACCAAGTTGTTGCTGTAAGTTGCCGCTATTGGTCTGTCCCGCAATCCTGAGTCTAACCACGCTGTTCTAGCTAGTGTACCGTAGTACCAAATATCTTCTTGGTAGTTGTAAACCACGTAACGATCATTAGTGGTTTCTCCAGCAGACGGATAGAACCACCATACTTCGTTGAACCCTTCATTAGTCCCTGCAACGATTTGTCCAAACTGAGCATCGTTAATGTCATTGAAGACGTAGCGTTTAACGTTACAAGGCAGTGTCATTACTGTACCGTCATACTTGTAAAACTTATCCTTACCCATCCAGTAAGCTGCACTACCCGTAAAAGCTACAGCGTTTTGACTAGCAATAGAGATGTTATTACCCATTAGCTGGAGACCCCATTGCACATCACCAAAGTTATTTTGCATGGAGTACAACGCCGAATCTGTCCACACTAGCACTTCCTGACGAGCCTGAACGACTGCTATGATTTCTGTACCGTGGGAGACTCGCAAACTACCTGCGGTAAGGTTGCCTGTAAGTGGGTTCCAGTTAAAAACATCTTCTCGGTCTGACCAACGTATGAGCATGGGGTCTATTACTGCACTGCCATCCTCGTTAGTGCCAAAACAAAACGCATACCTAAAAATATCTGAAACACTAACTATGTTAGCAACAGTAGGTACTTGGTCACTTAGAGGGTAATTGGTGGTATTGATTATCTTACCTCGCGTGGAAACACCTGTACTTGCTGCCCAGTAGCACAACGGCCCACCACGATAAGCAAATACTAAATCTTCCCCGTAATTTGATTGACTCCAAAGCCTGATAGGAGAAGTAGTTATACCACCATTACCCCAAGTACCTTGCCCCCATGTACCTGCACCCCAACCAGTAAACGGTACACCTGTAGCTGACCCTGTGTTTAGTTGATATGCACCTACTGTAGAAGCTCCACCGTTGCCTGTATCTCCTGCACTAGCACTGACCGCAGCGGTTATGGTGTAGGAATCATCGTTAACCACACTGACTATTTCGTACTCAATATTAAGCACAGCCGCTGTTATGTTACCCCCCAAACTCACCGCACCTGAGTAAGTAACAAAATCACCTACAACAGCCCCATGAGCTGTATCTGAAACAGTGAGCGTAGGGGAACCATTAAGGGCAGCAAAGGTTACATCTCCCGCTGCTGTAGTCTCTCTAATAGGGGTAACGTCATTGTATGCCCCACCACGCTCTATGTAATATTTAAGGTGCGTCCCCACACTTACGAGGTTTTGTTTGCCTAGTGTCACCCAGTTCCAGAGTGAACGGCATATTCCTAGAAACGTGTTTGCTGAAATACGTTCCCACCCCCCAATCTTTTCAGGCATACCCTGACGAAACCGGACTTTATCAGACTCATACCACCCACCCTCTGTAGTGTAGCGAGTGTTTTCGCGGTTAACTCCCGGTTTTAATTGAAGTTTTTTAAGTGGCATAACTACTCCACGTATTCCCCTGTTTTAATTAAGTCAGTAAGCTCTAATGCTCTACCACCCA